TTGGCCAAGTTGCCCTAAAGATGTTGCGTATGTATACCAACATAATGAGGGGAATCTTATTTCAGTCGATACGTATTTGTGTACCTACAGAGACTGGCGTGATACGAGCCTTTGGCCAACATCAAGTAAAGAATCTCAAATCAGACTTGATGCGGCTAAAAAGCAAGGTAACCCATTAGAGAAAAAAGGATTACTTGGCGCCTTTTGTAGGAGCTACAGTATCACAGAAGCGATACACAAGTTTCTGCCGGAAGTCTATGCACCAACGCAGCACGAGGACCGTTACACATATACCGAAGGCAGCTCAGTAGCGGGTCTTGTCATTTACGATAATGACACATTTGCTTACTCGAATCATGCAACTGACCCTATCAGCGGTAAGCTCGTTAATGCGTTTGACCTTGTCCGCATTCACTTATTCGGTGCTGAAGATGCTGACGCGGATCCTGCTACCAAAGTAACAGACTTACCGAGCTATAGGGCTATGATAGATTTCGTTAACGACGACGGCGCAGCACCCATTTTGCTCGATAAAGAGCGTATGGCCGATATGGACTTCGAGGACATCACAGAAGACGAGGAAGACTTCCTTGAAAAGCTCAAACGTGACCGTCGTGGTACACCCGAATCAGATGTATTCAACTGCTTAATCGTTCTTAAATATGACCCGGCGTTAAAAGGTAAAATCCGTCTTGACGAATTTGCGCACCGGTTGGTTGTAACTGACGATTTGCCGTGGCGTGGCAAGGATGAGACCCCTTACTGGACTGATACGGACGATGCGTGTTTACGCAATTACTTCGCTACGAAATACCTAATAAAGGGTAAAGGCATTATCGATGATGCCTTACAGGAAGTCACGCAAGCCAACAAATTTCATCCTGTGCGAGAGTATTTGGCCAGTGTGAACTGGGACGGTACCTGTAGAGTCGATACACTATTCATCGACTACATCGGTGCTGAAGATACCGAATACATTCGAGCGGTTACGCGTAAATGGATGTGTGGCGCTGTAGCACGTGTTATGGTGCCTGGTATCAAGTTTGATACGGCTATCGTATTATACGGTGCGCAGGGCTTAGGGAAATCCTTAATCTTAGAACGCTTAGGCCGTAAATGGTTCAATAATTCGTTGGTTGATATTAAGACAAAAGATGCCCTCGAACAAATTCAGGGCTCTTGGATTAATGAACTCGCGGAACTGGCACCTACCTATAAGAACGATAATGAAATTGTAAAAGCCTTTATCAGCCGTACCTCAGACAGGTTCAGGTCACCCTATGGCAGGCGTACCGAAGAGTACCCTCGCCAGTGTGTATTCGCTGGTTCCACTAATAATCTTATGTTCCTTAAGGACCGCACCGGTAACCGCCGATTCTGGCCAGTCACAGGCGACAAAGATCGTAAAACTAAGAACGCCTGGGAGCTATCAAAAGAGGACATAGACCAATTGTGGGCAGAAGCTTATTACTATTGGTCCGAGGGTGAATCATTAGTTCTTGAAGGAGAACTTGAAGAAGAAGCCCTTAGAATTCAATTATCACACACAGAAGGTGGCGAACTCGTAGGTCTCATTGAGGAATACCTAGAGATGGAACTACCTGAGAACTGGGAGTCGCTTGATATCTTTGATAGACGCGATTATATCAGGAACTATGGCGATGACGATCATTGTGGTTCAGTGCAGCGGGAGCGGGTGTGTGCCCTTGAGATATGGTGTGAAGTGATGGAGGGGGACAGGAAGAACCTGCAGAACGCAAAGGCGAGAGAAATCATTGATATCTTGCAATCCATAAAAGGGTGGAGCCCTTACTCTAAGAGCGTTGGAAAGATGCGCTTTGGCAAATTATATGGCGTTCAAAGAGCGTTTATTAGAGATACGAGTACACTCCAAAATAAGGCTAAAACGATAGTTAAAAATCGTAAATAGCCGTGTTGCCGATTTTTGTTGCCGATTAGCTGATTTTATAATATTGAACTTTATCGAAATGGTTTTTATACACCTCTATACATCGATGAACTGTGATATATGTTAAAAAATCGGCAACGGCAACACGTGTGGCAACAAAATCGGCAACACGTTTGGCGTAGTTGTTATTTATATTAAATGCAATTTGTTGCCGATGTTTTCTATTATTTACTATTAATTAAAAATAATAAATATATGAATAAGTGCTTGTATACGTATACACGTGAAAAACGCGAATACGCGTATATATATAGGCTGAGGCCTGTTGCCGATTATTTATCGAGAACGAGGTGAGAACATGGAAAAAGACATCGAGCGTTGGTTGGGAAATCAACTCAAAAATCTAGGGTGCATATATATGAAATTCGTATCACCTGGAAATGATGGTGTACCGGACAGGATTGTAATCTTACCGGGTGGCCTAGTCGTGTTCGCTGAACTAAAGGACGAGAAAGGGCGATTAAGGCCTAACCAACGTGTACAGATAGAACGAATGCGAAAGCTGGGCGCTAGTGTTTCCGTAGTTACCGGCAAATTAGGGGCTACATTGTTTGTTGATGATATAAGAAGGGCGATTTATGGACTTTCATCCACACGAATATCAAAAGATAGCAATTCAAAGAATCATTGACCATACACATTATGGACTGTTACTTGATATGGGATTGGGCAAGACCGTTTCTACATTAATCGCTATCGAGCAGTTAATGTATGATCAATTCGATATTAAGAAAGTGCTGCTTATTGCCCCTAAGAAAGTAGCCGAATCGACCTGGATGCAAGAGGCTAACAAATGGAATGAAACAAGCCTTTTAAAGATAGCATCTGTGCTAGGTCCTGAAAAGGACCGCATCAAAGCCCTTCAAAGCGACTCTGATATCTACGTTATGAATCGTGAGAATGTGCAATGGTTGTATGACTACTATTTTGAAAAACCGAAGCGGATATTTCCCTTTGATATGCTTGTTATCGACGAGAGTTCATCGTTTAAGAACCCACAGGCTAAACGATTTAAGGCGATGCGTAAAATGAGGCCTTTCTTCAAACGAGTAGTCATTCTAACTGGTACGCCCGCACCAAATACGTTAATGGATGTGTGGGCACAGATGTATTTGTTAGATGGTGGTGAAAGACTTGGTAAAACCCTTACTGAGTATCGATTACGATATTTTACACCGGATAAAACAAATGGGCATATCGTGTACAGCTACCGACTACTACCCGGAAGAGATAAGGCTATATATGGTAAGATGCAAGATATCTGTATGAGCTTAAAAGCTAAAGATTACCTAACATTGCCAGAACGTATTGAGAACGTAATCACGGTAGAAATGAGTCCCAAGGAGTATGGGTTATATAGAATAATGGAGTACACACATGTATTGAGCTTAATAGATTCCGACGACGTGAGTGCCTTAAATTCCGCGGCACTCACGAGTAAATTATTACAACTCGCAAATGGATCCATTTATACCGACGACGGCGAAACTATTATTGTCCATAATGAGAAGGTTGAGCGGTTAAAAGAATTAGTAGAAACGAATGAAGGGAAACCGATGTTAGTATTTTACAACTTCAAGCACGACCTGCAAGCGATTAAGGAAGCCTTTCCAAAAGCGGTTGAATTAAAAACCGACGATGATGTAGCCGAGTGGAATAAAGGCAATATCCAAATGTTATTGGCACACCCAGCATCAGCTGGATATGGTTTAAATCTTCAAGCAGGTGGAAATATCATCGTGTGGTATGGATTAACGTGGAGCTTGGAGCAATATCAACAAGCTAATGCAAGACTACACAGGCAAGGCCAAACGCAACCAGTCATTATTCATCATCTAGTAACAAAAGGGACGATGGACGAGCAAGTCATGAAAGCCCTTGAACGTAAAGAAGTAGGACAAGATGCCCTCTTAGAAGCTATTAAATATCGGAAAGAATTGTATAGAAAGGATGATTAATATGGATCAATTTATAATGGCAGGATTAATTGGAGTTGTTGTACTAATAGCGTGTTACATAACTATTCAAGTTATAGATATCGTTGATAAACGAAAATACAAGACTGTATTCGGGTTATCCCAAGGTAGAGTGTACGGGCGACCAAATAATCCCCCGCCGCCACCTACTAAGCTATCAGCTAATGAAACTTTAAAACATTTGGCAGCTAACGAAAATCTAAAACGATTACAGAATGTATCGAATCAATCAGGATTAACAATAGAGAAAGTTATAGCAGATAAATCTCCTAATCACATAATTAGTCAATGCGATGATATCAATCACCCTAGTCACTATACACAAGGCGATATCGAGGTTATCGATTACATCGAAGACAAGAAACTAGGATATCGATTGGGTAATGTCGTGAAGTATGTATCCAGAGCTGGGCATAAGGATGATGCTATTAAGGATTTGAAAAAAGCTCGTTGGTATCTGAACCGTGAAATCGAAAAGAGGAAACAGCATGAATCGTAAAAGTATCAAATGTGTGAAGATGAAGATACTGCAGAGATAATGGTAGATATGTCGATAGGTAATATGAAGGAGTTGGGGAATTGACCGATAAAGAGTACATGCAACAAATATTACGAATTGATGACCGCATAGATTCAATTAAGCGTGATATTGAGGCACAGATAGAGCGTAAGGCAGATACCTTATCCGCCACGGACTACAGTAAGGACAGGATATCCGGTGGGCATTGCGGCGATTTATCAGGTATAGTAGCTGGTATTGAACAATGCGTCGAATTGCAACGAAAGGAAATAGAAAGGTTAAAAGCTATCAAAGCAGAAGTACGAAGCGTGATTAGTCAAGTACGTCCAAACGAATTGGCCATGCTACTAACAGAACGATACGCACAAGGTAAAAACTGGAAGGAGGTAGCCGATATTTTAGGTTACAGTGAGGCCAGGGTGCGAGGAGAATTACACGACCGAGCACTAACTGAAGTAGGGTTCATTCGTTCTATGATGTAAAAGTCGATACATCTCAGTACAAAACGATACAAAACAGTACATCGACATGTGGTATACTGTAGGTGTGAAAGTTGGGAAACTTCACAGGAAGTGAATAAGGAAAGGACGCCAGATGTACTTGGCGTCCTTTTGTATTATGCAGGTTTAATCAATATCATCGTAGGGGGTACCTATTCGTTGGGCAAATATGATCCTTTCAAATAACAAACTATACCAAAATAAATTTGCGACACTTCTGAGATGTTTTAGAACAAAAATAGCCATGTTTAAATACAACCAATACACAATGTAAGAGATTTCCTTGAGTACTTAACTATAACAAATTACTACCACCCTATGGTGATATTGATTAAGCCTACAAATAAAATAGAATCTGACTGCCAATAGAAAGGAGAGAATAGTATGACAGATATTACTTGTCATATTAAAAATTGTTTACATAACAAACGTAATAAGTGTACTGCTAATGCTATTGTCCTAGGCGGCAAAGGAAGTTGTAAAGCTAAAGCCTTTGCTAAAGATATGATGAAACATTCACGCAAACAGCACTGGCGAGGCGGCATGTATGGGGGCTAGTATCCCACTTATACCCGGGGCCATTAAGGTACTCCAAATGAAAAATATTTTGCGTGGGTCATCCGAACCCCGCGGAATAGCTAGTTAGTTATTTTTCCGAACTGCTGTTCGGCTTCAAAATCGGTCAACTTTTGGAAGGAGGCGAGACTGTGACGAACGTAACAATCGTTGACGAATTAGTATCATCTAAAATTGTGGCAAAAGTACTCGGAATCAGCTCTCGACGGGTTCAGCAGTTGACCGAGGACGGTATATTCGAAAAAGAAAAACGCGGACAGTATAACATCGCGAAAACAGTACAAGCATTTATTGCGTATAAAACCGGAGAAAGTAAACTCGAAAAGAAAGCACGTGAAGGCGGCTACGACGCAGAACGAACTTTGTTAACTCGAACTAAACGGATGATTGAAGAAAACAAACTGAAGATCATGAATGGGGAATTGCACCGCTCGAACACAGTTAAAGCAGTAATGAATCGAATGTTGAATAACTTTAAAAGTAAGCTCCAGGCGATACCCTTAAAAGCAGCGCCTAAAGTGCTAGGGGAGACGAATTTGTTAGTCATTCAAGATGCACTTCTCGATGAGGTGAATGAGTGCTTAACGGAATTGTCAGAATATGACCCTAACATGTTCCACGATGAGTCCGATGATATCATCGTGGATGACGACGAGGCAGGTGAAGGTGATTGAAGCACACATGCAACCTATTTAAAGGGCTGGCCAGTGTCCTAAAACCACCGCCAAAGTTTACTGCGTCGGAATGGGCCAACGCTAACGTGGTGCTATCTACAGAGGATAGTGCCGAACCAGGGAAGTATTCCACCGATAGGGCACCTTATCAAAAGGAAATGCTTGACGCGGTGAGTGACCCTGACGTTGAAAAAGTAGTCTATATGACCGGCTCACAAATAGGTAAAACCCAGCTCATTAAAAATGTGTTGGGTTATTTTATTGATTACTTTCCATCACCAATTATGTTTATGCAGCCTACAAAAGATATAGCGAAGGAATTTTCGAAAACTCGTATTGCTCCCTTTATTCGTGACACAAAAGTACTGAACGATAAAATGGCCGATGTAAAATCTCGGGACAGTGGCAATACGGTACTAAATAAGACCTTTCCTGGCGGTTACCTAACATTAGTAGGGGCGAACGCTCCAGCAGATTTGGCATCTAGGCCAATTCGTGTATTACTAGCGGACGAAATTGACCGCTATCCAGCATCAGCGGGCACGGAAGGTGACCCTTTGAGCCTAGCAGAAAAGCGTACTAATACGTTCTACAATAGAAAGCACGTGTACGCATCTACGCCATTGGCCAAAGGTACCAGCCGGATAGAGAAATTGTATCTAGGCGGTACGCAAGAAGTATGGCATATTAAGTGCCCTGCATGTGGCGAATATGTGTATCCTTCCTGGGATAAGTTCCACGCAGACGAGGATACAGGCAAGTATTACTTGGCGTGTGATCACTGCGGAACGCTATCTGAGGAGTTCGAGTGGAAGAAACTGTATCGAGAGGGCAAATGGATTGCGGAAGCGCCGGAGAATTTGAAGAAGTACAATTGCCGAAGCTTTCACATGAACGCGTTTGGCTCGCCTTGGGCATCTTGGGGTAAACTTCAAGATAAATACGAGGAAGCCACTAAACTCGGCACGGCTGGCGTTAAGACATTCTTTAATACCGAAATGGGTATTCCTTATGAAGAGGATACAGAAACATTACAGTCTGAAGTGCTCTATGAACGCAGAGAAGACTACGGCGCAGAGTTACCGGATGGTGTTTTACTCTTAACATGCGGTGTCGATACTCAGGATGACCGCTTAGAGTGTGAAATCGTCGGCTGGGGGAAAGATTATGAGAGCTGGGGTATACAATACTTCAGATTATATGGAGACCCTGCTTACGACGCCGTATGGAAAGAATTAGACGATATTATTTTAAATCGTACGTGGTCTTATGCCGATGGCAGAAAAAGGGGCGTATCCGTTACGTGTATTGACTCTGGAGGTAGTAAGACCCAATCGGTATATAAGTACTGCTCAACTAGATGGCATAAGCGCGTGTACCCTATCAAGGGCGTAGGCGGTGCGGGTAAAGACCTGATTGATGGCTTGCCTACAAAGTTGAAAAAGTACAAAACGAAATTATTTAAGCTCGGCGTAGATACGGGCAAGGAACAAATTTATAGTGACTTAAACCAAGAAAAAGGACAGCCGAGGTATTGCCACTTCCCAAAAGATCATGAAAAAGGGTATGGGAAGAAATACTTTGAAGGTCTGTTGGCAGAAATGAAAGTTTCTAAATTAGTTAATGGCCATTTTAAAGAACAATGGGTGCTACGCCCAGGACGAAAAAGAAATGAACCATTTGATATTAGAAACTATAATCAAGCTGCCATTGCTATTATGAACCCGAACTTCGAGGCGTTAGAGGAACGGAATAGTAAGAAAGAGTATACGCCGTATCAAAATACAACCCGTGTAGTGAAAGCGGGCGATGCACCGAAGAAACGAACGAGACGACGCGTTAGAGGAGGAGGAATACGATTATGACAATCCTACAAGGGATTATGGAAGAATTAAATATTCGTGAAATGCACGAAATACCTACCGCTCTAACAAAGGCGTTGCTAGATTCGAATACCCGTTCGGTACTTTTGAAGGCGATAAAACCGTACTATTCGTATGAAGCGTTACTTGCTGAATTCGAAGAACATAGTGCAGATAGAAAAAACTATATGCAAGATTACACGCCGCAATGCGTGCTAGATATAATTGGAGGTATTACCCCAGGCGGTGATGTTCGCGACGTGTGCGCAGGGATTGGCGGGTTGTCCTTAGCCAAATTTAAGGCAGATAATACCGTGACACTAAGGCTTGAGGAGTATTCAAAAAATGCGATAGCTTTTATGCTGCTTAATCTGTTAATGGCTAATATCGATGCGGAAGTAGTAGAGAAGAACGTTCTTACAAATGAAGAGTTTGCGTACTATAAAGTGGAATCCGCAACATTGGGCTTTGGCCGAGTATCTAAAGTAGAAATGCTTGGAAGTAAAAAATATAATACCGTGATTAGTAATCCACCTTATAGTCAATCTTGGGCTCCGCAAATGAATGAACGTTTTGAAGGATATAAGTTAGCTCCAAAGAGTAAAGCGGATTTTGCCTTTATACTTGATGGGATTCATTCGTTAAACGCGACAGGTACCGCAGCCTTTATATTGCCACATGGTGTACTTTTTAGAGGGCAAGCAGAAGGCGATATACGGCGTAAGCTTATTGAGGATAATCTACTTGACGCGGTCATAGGGCTGCCTTCTAATCTATTTACAAACACGAGTATACCTGTAAGCATATTGGTATTTAAGAAAAATCGATCCAACACCGATATTTTATTTATTGATGCGCAAAAAGATTTCGTTAAGCATAAAAATAAAAATGTAATGACCGCCGAACAGGTGGAAAAAGTCATTAAAGCCTATAAGGAACGAGCCGATATAGAGCGCTATTCTAGTAACGTTAGCGTGTCTACTATTTTAGATAATGACTATAATCTGAATATTCCTCGCTACATTGACAGCTTTGAACCTGAAGAAATACCAGATGCGGTACAGCTCGCTAAAGACTTAAACGAAATTAATAGAGAAAGCCGGACGTTGGGCTTAGAAATTGCGGAGATGTTAAAGCAATTAGTTTGTACGGATCCTAGTGCGCAAAAAGAGCACGATGAATTCGTAAAAGAATTTACAGAGTTTTTGGTATCTTCTGATAGTGCTTGTACAGTCGAGGAGCAAGAAGCCGTGATAAAAAAATAGAAGATGTTAAAAAGTATTTACTTCAAAAGATGTTTGTGTAATGTTAAGAAATTACAAGAAAATTAAAATTACGGAAGTTGCAGATATATTAGGCAGGCCTAAAAAGAATCAAATATATCCGGAGGGCTGTATTTGCTTACAGGTATCTGCTAGTAAAGGTGAATTGCTATATCTAAAAGAAGCACAACAAGTTGATGCTAAATATGTAGTGATTCAACCACGAAACGTAATTCCCTATTATTTATATTTGATAATAGAAAAGGCAATGCCCGAATTTTTATATAAATATAGGCAAGGTCTAAATATATCAGCTCATGATATCAAACACATGGAGATATTGTGCCACACGGATGTGGAAACGCAGGCTTTAATAAGCATGATGTTCCAATCTATGCATGGCACAAGTCTACTTACAGGCGTGGCTAGAAGCAGATTTAGCGCTGGCAACAGGCAAAGAATACACCATAGGTAATCGTCGGTTAACTCGTGCGAATGTGCAAGAGGTGAAAGACCGCATCAACTTTTGGCGTAATGAAGTAGCAAGGCTCGAGAATAGACCTCGCCGTCGTGCATATCGTGTCATTCCGCGTGATATATGAGTAAACGCAAGAAGCAGTTTATGAAAACCGCAGCAGGAAGGCACAAATCAACGCAGTATTCTGGGAGTAAAACAAACTCAGGCTATTCTAATCATGGCGCTAACAGTTTTAAGTCTAGCGCAAAGGGGTACCTGGTTAACTCTCAAGATGCAAGGCATGATATCGATGCTAACTTTAGGATGCTACGGGCAAGATCTGTAGACCTACAACAAGGTACACCGATTGCAGCGGGTGCGTTAAAGACGAATAAAACCAATGTTATTGGTCCGGGCCTACGATTTAAGGCTAATATCCGCTACGAGGAGTTGGGGTTAACGTTCGAAGAAAAGAACGCTTGGGAACGTAAGACCGAACGTGAATTTGCAATGTGGGCCAAGCACTGCGACGCACGCGAACAGACTGATTTCTACGGAGTTCAGGCTCTAGCGTATTATGAAAAACTGTTGTATGGCGATGCATTTGTAAATTTACCGCTGTTGTTTAATCGAACAGATAAGAATCCGTATCCTTTACGATTGCAGATTGTCGAATCAATTCTTGTGGCTTCTCCGCCTAAATATATGGGACGAGAAGAAGACGAGAATAATGACGTAATTCACGGTGTTAAGTTTAATAAATACGGCGCGGCCGTTGGTTTCTATGTGCTAAATAAGCTATACAACGCTTTTAACGATGACCACGACTACACATATATTCCAAAGTACGGAGCACAAACTGGGCGACGGAATATTATCCAGGTTATGACGATTGAGCGAAGCGGCCAGTTGCGTGGTATTCCAATATTGTCTCCAGTAATTGAGGATTTGAAAGTGCTTAGTCGGTACAATGATGCGGAAGTTATGAAAGTATTAGTTAATGCTTTGATGGCAATCTTTATCGAATCGGAAGCACCAGATGACATGTCACTAGGGACAGCAATCGATGAAGATGATCAAGTGGATTCTGATAATGATGAAACAATCGAATTAGGCAATGGTACTGTGAATGTGTTGGCGCCTGGTGAAAAAGTAAATGTAGCTGAAAAAACGCCTATACCTTCAAGCTTTGCCGATTTTACATCGTCTCTTATCAGTCATGTAGGTGCGGCGCTAGAAATTCCGTATGAAATATTAGTTAAGCATTTTGGCCAAAGTTACTCCGCATCAAGAGCGGCGCTACTCGAATATTGGAAGTCTGTTGAAACGCAACGCGCCGAATTTATTACTCAATTTTGCAATCCTATTTACGAGGAGTGGCTTACAATGGCCATTCTATTAGGTCGCATTGATGCGCCAGGTTTCTTTGATGACCCAATCATCCGAGAGGCGTGGCTGGGTGCTGAGTGGTACGGGCCATCACAAGGCCAATTAGACCCACAGAAGGAAGCTACTGCAGCAGAAATTCGTGTTAAGAATGCATTTAGTACTCGTGCTAAGG